TAGCGAGTATACCTCAAATCTTTAATTTGAGGTATACTCGCTATTAAAGCAGGTTCAAGAAATGGTTGTGCTGTTTGACCAATACCTTTCTCTACAAATAAACCATATGGAGCATTAGCAGTAACACCAACTTTTACACCTTTATTACCTTCTATAACTTCATAAACTTCTGATCGTCTTAAATTGCCAGATAAGACTACCGTTCTAGTTTGTGCCTCTGCAACAACTAAAGCACCTATACCTTCACAAATTTCATTTTTGCAATCCTTTAATGCATCTAAAACTTCTATTCTATAACTAGTAAATGCCATTACACATCACCTCAAAATACCCTTCATCCCAAGGGATAGCTTTGACTTCATATTTTTCAACTATCCCTTGCAAATTAGTATAATGGAATACTGTACCGATTCTCACATCAGGATCTATATCCATAAATATTCTTTTAGTAACTTCTAAATCATAACCATAAGCTTTTATTAGTAATGCTCTGCTATAGGGTTGTATATCGCAATCTATGTTTTTAACAAACTCTAATTGACCTTCAATGGTTATTCCATTCACCTTAGTAGATGATGCTTTATTAAATACGTCTACATTATATTTTTTTAGCATAATTATCACCGCATCCTTAATGAAGGATATGGTAGTAATGTTTTAACAGAATTAGGTAAATCATCATTAAATGTTCCACTTTTAGAACCCAATGAAAACTGTTTAAGAGACTCATTGCCTCGTCTCCCCATGGTAATTACAACAAACTCTACAATTGCATCAGGATATAAAGTTTGAACATCAGTAGTTATATCAACATTTAAATAATTAATAATTGATGTCGTTGCTTTTTTGATATAAATATTTAATAAATCATCTTTACTTATATCAAATTCTATACCTAATATTGTTTTAATATCATCTAGTATCATTATTCATCACCATCTTTTTTGTTTTCTTTATCTTTTACTTTTGCCTTTGCCTTTTTTGCTTTAGTTTCAGCTTCTTTTTTTAATCGTTCTGCTTCTTCTCTACGTCTACGATTGTACGATGTCAAACCCATATTTATATACCTCCTGTCAACAAAAATTACGGGAGAAATTAATCCCCCCCGTTAATCAATAAATTATGCCAATTTAAACAATACTTCTACGACTTTAGAAGCATCGGAAAGAACTGCTGTGTAGTGCTCATCTGCGGCAATAGTTGTATTTTTAGCAAGAATATCACGATCAGTTTCTACGCTAACATCCTTTTTCATGTAAACTGTTAATGCTTTTGTTTCATTTTCATCATTTTCAATTTTAACAATGTAGTTAGTGTATTTACCAACATTATCAATTCTGTTGGAAGGACGTACTTGACACCCTGCGATAGAACCAATTATACCCGTCATAACTGTTTGTAAAGGATATTGGTCAATGGATTTAAAGTCTGCATCCTTACGTAATTGACTTACTTGACTTGGATGTACAAACAGTACTTTATTCGAATAATCTTCTTCTTGGAAAAGATCAATAGCGTCAACAATTCCATCATAAGAGATAATACCAACAAGGGATTGGTCTGAAATTAAAGTAGCACTTCCTAATGCAGTTAAGCAATCAGCATCAATTTTAGATGCAACAGACATAAGTAATTGTTTTTCAGCTTCTCCAACTGGATCACCATAACCACTCAACACCGCTTCATCTGTGATGTCTACAGCTTTTACAGCTTTCTTAACAGTTGCAGTAGTTGTGCTTGCGGTTAAAACAGCAGGTACAGCGGCTACACCTTCTGCTACGTCTGAAGCATCACCAATGTATGCAAATGTTGGGACTGTGATGGTATCACCAGGTACACCTACGAGAGTAGTATCAATTTTAGCTAAAGGAGAAAACTTAATAGCATTTGGGAGTTTAGCGGAAATCATATCAGCCATAACTTCTGGGTTTACAAGATCACTTAATGTAGTCATTTAAAATTCCTTCTTTCATTCTTTTAATTATTTTTTAGTAAATTCTTTATATAGATCAGGTTGTTCTTTGTTAAATTTAACTCGTTCTGCATAGCTCATTTTTTCAAATTGTTCTTTTGTGATTTTAGATGCGGGTGGTTTTCCAGATGGAGGAACATATCCACTACCTAGACGCTCTGTTACCAATGCTTCAACCGTTGGTGCAAATACTTTTTCTAATGCATTTAAATTTGCCATTGTAGTGTCTTCATCAGCACCAATTAAAAAATCTAATAAATCTAATGGTAATTTTTTCTCTTGCATAACCTTAGAAGTTTTAATTGTGATTTCTTTTTTAAGTGCATCTTTTTGCATCTGCTCGAATTGTTGTTTAAGTTCAGCAATCTGTTTATCTTTTGGATCAATATCCGGAAATCTTTTCTTAACCTCTTCGTCAATAATTGTAGGCATTGTTTTTTGTTTAAATGTTTCTAAACCCTTGGAAAAATAACTATCTAAAGTTGGTTGTAAAAACCGCTTCCCATCTTCCGTGCTTAAAAAATTATTAACTCTGTCCTGTGTCACAAAGCCACTGACATAGTTTTTAACATTTTCATCTTTGTCTAAATTGTCACTAATATATTGTTGTACCTCTTCAAAATTTTCAATTGCCATTTATATTTCCTTCTTTCTTTGCCCTACATGTACTAATGTCCATGGAGTGCAATTGTTTTTTGTTTGTTAATTGGGCATATAAAAAACACCTACTTTTTGGCAGGTGTTTAATAAACATAAACATAATAAATTTTATCTTTTTTCAATTGTGGCAGTCCATTTCATATCACTATCTACTATTTGACTTAAACTATAAACTCCAGATGGCACTCTAATATAAGATGAATCTTTTGTTATTCCTTTTACATCTATGAGCATTTCTAACGATTGCCCTTGATCATCATCAATAAACAAGGATAGTGTTTTATCAGGAGTAAATGTCTCCCAATTAATACGATATTCATATCCATCTTCAATCATAAAACTCTCTGTACTCTTCTTACCTGTTGCTGTCCATGTTCCTACCTGAACCCACTTCTTTACTACTATAGGAGTAGTTATGGTTGGTTCTGGTGGCTTAGTAATTTCCTCAACTGGTGTACTTCCGCATCCCAATAAAGAAAATATAAGTCCAAGAGATAATAAATACATACTAAGTTTATAAAATTTTATAGCAAACACTCCCTTATTTGTTTTTTATTTGAAATTATTATATCATATTCAGAAAACAATAACAATATGCAAATATTTAATTTTTAATTCCTTTGTTTTTTACCCAATCTTCATAATTAATGTGATCAATTAGTTCTCCTGTAATATTGTCTTTCCTTTTTGATGGTTTCCAATTTTTAAAAGGTACATTTATATAGCAACATCTACAATTTGGATGTAAAGGGAGTATGGGTTTTTTAGGATCATCAATATCATACACTTTCCCATCATATGAAGCGTCTTTTGGATTCGTCTTTCCATCCAAAGTAGCAGAATACATTTGCTTTTTAATACCTGTACTCTTAGCAATATCATCAGTTGCCTGAGTTTGAATTCTAGCAGTTTCGGTAACTACTAACCGCTTACTTTCATAGGCAGTTGTGTTAAATGTTTTTCTTATTTCCCTACCAATTTTATCAATTGATATTTGACCTTTAAATGCCCCGATCAATGAAGACTGTAACATATCTATCATAGAAGCTTTATTCTTCCAAATTCGTTCACTGAATAACTCTTTTTTAAACTTAGTTTCAACAGCTTTTTTAATGACCTCTTCTTTTAAAATATCAAACTTCAATGATGCTTTAATACCTTGATCTAACACCCATGCATTTTTGTAATAAGTAGTGGTATAGACTAAACCTAAAACAGATGCCACTACTTCAACTTCACTCTGAGCTAAAACAATACCCATTTCTTTAAGTAAAGTTTTCATTTCTGTGGTTAATTTACTCTCTTGTTGTTTGGTAAGTTTCAACATTCCGTTTTCAGTATCATAATCAACAAATATTTTACCAAGTATAGATTGTAATTGTTCTAGATAATCTTTTTGCGTTTTGTAAACCTTTTTCATTTCATTGTCAGGGAGTTTTTCTGTTTCAACTTTGATATCTTCAATTTGATTTTGATAAGTTGGATCAACAGACATTATTCCTCACCACCACTTAACAAGTCTGCACCAACTGAATTAGCTTTATTTTCTGCTTCATATAAAGTCATAACTTTATCAACATCTGGAATAAAAGAATATTGTTCAAATCCTGTTCGAGTTGGAATTTTAGGATTTTGTGAAATAATTTGACTTACCATTAAATCATCCGTAGGAATAGCAGGAGTCATAAGGATATCAATATCCAAGTAAGAATAATCCTTACTTTGTTTAACTCTCAAAAATTCAAATAAAAACTGTAATCTTGTTTTAATACAATCCTTCATAGCATCAATATTAATAGCACACTTACCAGATAATCCCATTAGTTTATTTTGTTGAGCCAGCGAAGAAGTATTACTTGATAATTTTTGTTGATGATCAATATGATTTGCAAGACTAAAACAATTTTCATGCAAAGTATTTAAAGCATTTTGAATAAAGGTATCTGGGAAATTCTTGAGTAACCACTCTACCCCTCCATTAGCAGGAGCTTCCATAATTGCTTTTAATTTAATATCATCTTCTGCACCTTCAGCAAATTTCATTCCTTTGGTTACTAAAATTGCATTTCTGGCATCAGCAATCTCATTAACATAATCACTTGATACTTGCTCATAACCATCTTGTTGTCCCTTAATATTGGCATAGATTGTTTCATATACCTTACCAATTTCACATACCGCCACTGGCACACCTGAAAATATATGAGTATCCATTCCAGTTTGAGTAAAATTAGTTCCATCTACAGTATAATGAAAAATTGAATTGCCCTCATACACATCTGCATAAGTAATTGTTTCATCAAATCTTTTTTGAAAAAATCTTATAAACAATTCTGTGTTGCCATAATCATCCTGTAAAATATAGGAATTCAATGGAGTACAAATCATTGATCTAAAGGTAGGTAAATTATCTAAATAAAATAATTCATAAGCTTTAGAAAATATTAATGCTTGTTTTAAAAGTTCCTCTTCATGCTTTTCACTCCAAGATTTTGTGATATTTAATCTAATATCTTCTATTGAATTTTTATCATCGGAATGTGAAGTATAATTAATTCCATTGGTTACACAATATGCAACTTCTTCTAACACAAAGCGTTGTACGAGATTCTTAGGTATTTTATTATTTGCTCTTGATGTAATCATTTTATAATTGACTAAAGCATCTGTTTTACCATTACCCTCATAGTAGTCTTGCATTTTTTGATACATTGGTAAATCTGCATCAAATTCCTCTTTGCATGATGTTAATAATTCTAATTCTGGCAATTGCTAATCACCCCTCTCTATTATCTTCTGCCATGAAAACGCACTATTTCATAAACTTCTATTAAATCTATTTTGCTTGCGAATGAGGCAAGAATGTCAGGAGCGTCATCATGTTGTGTAAAATCTGTTCCTGCAAAATCCATTACTTCATTAATAAACTCCTCGTCCTCTGAATTGAAAACGATTCTTCCATTATTCACATCGGAAACAATTGTGGAAATCCGAGCATCTTTAGAAAATCTTTGGTATTCGTTGTCAATTTCTATGCTCCTATTTCTTAACAAACTATTTTTACTTATTTCTTGCTCCAAACGATTTACATCAGAACCTAAGAAGGTATTTTTCTCTAGATAAATATGTGTGATATCAGGATAGTCCAACAAAAGATCAACTATATGTTTAATATATATATCAAATTCAGTTCTGGCATCATATTTTAATAATTCAGATTTTCTACAGTATTTGAAACCATTTTCAGATAAACTTCCCACAATAAAAGCAAAACTGTCAGATCTATTACTTGAAGTGGCAGCAGGGTCTACACAAAGCATTGTTTTAATGAACATATGCCCATTAATAACTTCAGGAGATTCAACCTTATTTGAGGTAAACCATTTTACTCCAATCTTGGAGGCATCATTCATAAGTTCCTGTTGAAATGCTTGTTTATTATTATAGAATTTAATAGCCAAATCTAATGGAAGATATTTGTCATTCCATATTGTTTCAAATTTCATTTCATCTTCATGTAAATAAAAAAATTCCGTTGCATCTGCAACAGAATCTTGTAATTTATTATTAAAATAGATTTGACGAAATTCTTCCCATAGTCCATTAGTAAAATGTTTTTCAATATCAAAATCAACGACTCTTCTGAGCATATGTTTATAATCTTTATGTTTTAAAAGTCTTGACATTAGACAATCAGAATGGAGGATAGTACCTAAAACAATAAATTTGGTTGCAGGTTTAATTTTTACCCCATCTCTAATAACTGCTTCATCACCTGCATAACCTGCATCCTCAATAAAGGTATTGTATTTCTTATCTCTTGATTCCTTTGTGATAATATCTCCCTTACCCTGATAGTCATCTGCAATAATACACGATGGCCTTGATCCATTAAACTTTTTACCTCGCATAGAGGATGTGGAGGAAATTGCTTGGATTTTAGTTTTGTTACTTAATTCAATATTAAGAGCATTGACAATAAAGTTTTTAGTATCAATTAAATTACCAAAAGCTTTGATAATATATTGATTTTCTTCAAATGCTTTTCTTGTTTCAGCAATAAATTCATGGGAGTCTGTAACGGTTTTACCTGCAACTAAAGTATAAGTTGATTTTTTGTAACAATGGAGCCAAACTGAAATAGCAAAGTCTGTGATCGTTGTTTTAGCACAACCTCTAGGCAGACATAATTCTAATTTATCAAATTCATCTTTAATAAACATTTTATCTAATAATTCCCAAACTTCAAAGTGGACTGGAGCTAGATTTCTAGCTTTATTTGAGTATTTAGGAACAAAAGTATCTTGGAGGAAATATTTACAAAAGAATGGAATTGAAATTTCTCCGATTTGTGATGCAAGACCACCAATACCAAATAAATTATCTACATTTTCTAGCATTAAATTTTCTGTTTCTTTTGTTGCTTGTCTTTTATTTGCACCATTTTTTATATATTCTAAATAAATATAATCGTAAAGGAGTTGTTTATTTCGTTGATCTTCTAATTCTAATTGTTGTAATTCTATTAGAGTTTTTTTTGTCTTTATTTTATTTGTTGTTAATTTAGCCAATTTGTCTCACCTACTTTTTGTTTGAAAATGTTGTTGTTGATTTGAAATGAAATGAAGTTGAAAAAAATAGTATAAAAAATTGTTGAGGTTATTGCAGGGTCAAATTTTTTTTGTTGAAAAAAGAAGGCTACCCCTATCAAAAATATAAGTTTTAAAAAATATATCTCTTGTGTACTCAGGGGTAATATAATAGAGACGAATGTTACACAATCACATTGTGTCATATTCAAATAAAACCTTGAAACCCTTGGGAGAGTAAGGATATAAGCGTTTATACATTATCAAATTAAATGTTTCAATGCTGAGTGTCCTTCTG